TTTATAGGTACACTACAAGCTGGTTACACTGACTTTCATTATTTAAGAGACATATGGAGAGATACGACAGAGAAGGACGCCCTTATCGGTGTATCAATGACAGGAATCGCGAGTGCCGCTGTGCTGCCGTTGGATATGAAGGCCGCTGCAAGTATAGTAAAAAGAGAGAACGCGAAGACAGCTAAAGTTATTGGTATTAATCCAGCAGCAAGATGTACAACCGTGAAGCCTGCTGGGACGACATCTCTGGCGTTAGGAACTTCATCTGGTATTCATGCATGGCACGCTGATTATTACACGCGTAGGATCAGAGTTGGTAAAAACGAATCTATGTATAAATACTTAGCAGCTAGTCATCCTGAGTTAATTGAAGATGAGTTTTTTAGACCTCATGATACTGCAGTAATTAGCATACCACAGAAAGCGCCTAAAGGTTCTATACTTAGAACTGAATCACCATTTGATTTACTTGAACGTATAAAGAAAGTAGCTACAGAGTGGGTAAAACCTGGTCACAGAAAAGGATCTAACACTCATAATGTTTCAGCTACTGTTAGTTTAAAACAAACAGAGTGGGATCAAGCTGGCAAATGGATGTGGGAAAATAGAGATCATTATAACGGTTTATCTGTATTGCCTTATGATGGTGGAACCTATACTCAAGCACCATTTGAAGACATAAGCAAAGTTCAATACGATATGGCTATGGCTCATCTTAAAGATGTTGATCTTAGCAAGATTGTAGAAACAGAAGATGAAACAGATCTTGCAGGAGAATTAGCTTGTGCAGGTGATAATTGTGAAATTAAATGAAACGATTAGCTGTAATAGGTGGTATTGGCATAATGACTATGGCTGGTACTAATATGATCTGGCATAAGCAAAAACCAAGCTTTAATCCGAACACACTTGCAATAGCAAGCGGCGCTTTTATAGTGTCAATAGGTATAACTATTAAAATATGAATTATGTGTCCATTATGTTTAGGCGGTATTTGCGAATACTGTAACAATTAAAAATGTTGGGGGATTAGCTCAGCTGGCTAGAGCGCCTGCCTTGCACGCAGGAGGTCATCAGTTCGACTCTGATATTCTCCACATCTAAAATAAAAAGGGGACCTCGTTTGAGATCCCCTTTTTTGGTTACAGGAACTTTGGGTATGGTGCCCAGTATTTTTGTTCCCTATGATACATTGCTACTTGATGCTCTTCTCTTTCCCATGCCTACCTTTTTCTTAGCTCTAGTAACTTTTCTTTTTTCTCTTTGAGACATTTGACTCCAAGGCTTAGGAGATTTGTCACTTACTTTCTTAGACGGTCTACAAACCTTAGTGTTTTTATTTTCTTCAGATCCGCAAACATTTCCCTTCTCATCTTTCCACTCTTCTTTAAACCAGCGTTTTAAAGCTGCTCCTTTTTTTGTTTTTCTAACTGCTGCCAATGGCGACCTACCTGTTGACACACTCCAAGAATCTTTCTCCATGCTACTTTATTTTACCGCCACGTTTTCTACATTTAGCTATGTAACCACTAGCATAAGCAGATGGAAATACATCGTATTTTGCTTTAGCTTTTCTATAGCAAGCATCTTTCAAAGACATTGGAGTTTCATACTTAGATTTTGTAATCTTAGATTTTCTATGTGTTTTAATTCCTGGCATTTTTCTTTTCTATTGCTTTTCTTAATATCTCAGCTTTTCTAGCTGCTTTCTCTTCTTTAGTTTCAGGTTTGTCTAACTTTAAAGGTTGAAAGTTTTTATTTGTTTCTTTTTGTAATCTTAATATTTCTTTAACTCTAGACTCTTCGTTTTTAAATCTACTAATTTCATAAGACTTTAAACCAAATTGTTTTAATATAGACTTTTGTTCCCAAGCTTTATATCCTTTAGGATCTTTTATAAGATAATTTAAAGCTTTTTGATCTCTTTGAGCTTTAGTTTCTAAAGTCCATTTAGGCCAACCACTAGCTAACGCTATTTTTTGCCATGTTTCTGTATCTTCATCCATGATAGAATACAAGTTATCATACTTTAATAATAATCTATCTAAAGGAATATTAGTAGTAGCAGATACAACTTTTGCAGAAGCTAAGAAAGCTGGATTTGTCATACTAAAACCTTCGTCCATCATTTCTTGTCTTCTTTTTTTAGAATCAAATTGCCAAGTTGCTTGTCTAAGTCTAGATATTTTAGATCCTATAGGCGGAGAAAACTGTAGTAGTTTATATATAGAATCAACATACTCAGGTCTAGTTCTACCTGATCTTTCATATATATCTAATAAAAAGTTTTTAACTACAGAAGTTGCAGCACCAGCAACACCCAAACCTCTTAACAAGGAATCTGCCATGCCATTAGCTACATCAAGAGCTTTTTTACTTTTCTTTTCATCTTCTTCATCATCTCCAAAACCTAAAGCAAATACTGCTTGTTGCAAGGCGTTGAATATAATATTTTGAACAACTCCGTAATATATTATTTTACTTACGTTAGCTTTGCTATCACCTCTTCCATTTGCTAAATCTTGAATAGCTCTTTTCTGTAATCTAGCATATTGCATAGGTGTGTTAGCAAACATAAGTATTAACCTACCATAATCACTTGACTGTTGTTGAGATATTTTATCAGGTCTACTAGACTGTTGATTTTCTTCAGTCTTTTCCATGAACTCTTCCATAGCTTGCTTTTCAGCATCTGCTTCTGAAACACCTTTATTCATTAAGTCTTTTATTCTATTTCTATAGAACGTAGCACCACCAGTAGCAATAGCAAAACTATCTGCATATTGAGTTGGCGCATAACCTTTAGAAAGTATATAATTTAAAACTCCTTTAGCTTTGTTTTTACTAGTGTTAGCAGCGTCAGCTATTTCAGATTCTGTTATATTTATTTTTAAACCGTTTCTTCTATCTTTTAAAAAATCAGAGTTCATTAAAGTCATAAAGTCTTTCCAATATTGAGGTTGATTAGCAAATGCAGCACCTGCTTTTAGTGGGTTATTAAAATCCCAGTTTAAAAAGTTTATAGAAGATATTGTTTGTAGTATAGCAGATCTAGTATTAAAGAACATTATAGCAGCATTAGATCCGTTAATATAATTTAATATTCTATTGCTTAATCTATTTCCCTCTTGTAGTCTATTACTTCCAGACTTCATACGTTTAAGTATGTTTTCTAAAGCTTCTCTATATCTAGCTCCGTAAGCTGCTTCAAGCTTGTTAAGGTTTTTCTCACTAAATATTATATCCACATTATCTTGCCACTCTTGTAGGTATTCAGGTCTTTTAGTTTCTTTTAAACCTCTCATTAAATCAGTAGTTATATTACCAACTAACCAGTCTTTTAATGGAGAAGGATATGGGCTTTTGTTTATTGTTAGTAACTGATCAGCAAAACTTTTTAAAGTAGGATTGTTTAATATAACAGAATTTAATTCTTTAGTATCTGTTTTTGATAAACCAGGTACTTCTAAACCTTGCTTAGTCCACAAGTAAACTCTTACAGCTTGCTCATTAGTAAAACCATCTACTGCTTCTTCATTTAAATCTTTAGGTACATTTAAATCTTTTTTAAGCTTTTTAAAATCTTCCATTAGATTTAATCTAGCTTTTTGTAGATTTAATTGACCTCTAGAAAATGGATCAAACAAATTCTTTTTGAACCAAGCCAGCTGTGAATCACCTAGCTTACCCTTGCTTAACAATGGATATATTAAACCTGTAAAATCCTCAGCAGAGTAAGGTATAAAAAATTGAAACTTATCTCTCTTAGAACCTCTAACTTCTGCTTTTGCTTTAGAGTATTCTTTTTGAGCTGCAATACCTGTTTTTTGTTCAATTATATCATTAAAATCTAAATCTAAATCTTTAGCTTGACTAGCTTGCTGAACTTCAGACTTAACATCCACAACGTCTAATACTTTTTCAACTGGACCTTCTTGCTTTTTTCTTGGTTTTGTTATTTCAAAATCATAACCACTATTTTCTGGTGTTATAAAATCATTACTTTCCCATACATCTGTTTCCCAGCCTAATCTCTCAGCAACATTATTCATTAAAGTAGTATATAGTTTAACTCTACTTGGTTCTGATTTTTTAGCAGAAAATTCAATTTTCTTTATGTTTTCGTTTTGACTTATAGCATTTAACAAACCATTGTAAACAGTTTTAATAACCTTAACAGAATCACCAGTGCCAGTAATATCTTGTCTACCATCAAGATCAAACTCTACATCAAAGCTTCCTTGACTATCTCTAGCGTCTAAATTAAAATTATATTTTTTATCACCTACATTAAAAGTGGTTTTCATATTACCTGCATCGTCAGTTTCCCATTTTAATGAAGTAGACTCTTTGCTAAACTTTATTTCATTTTTCTTTACTAATTGAGTCTTGGATTTAACATCTAAAAGATTCATTGACTCTTTAACAGCGGCTACGTTAGCTGCAGCATCATCAGCAAAGTAAAAATCATTATAACCTTCAGCTGCTTTTCCTATGATCCAATTAGCTTTAGCTTCTCCAGTAGAATTACCTAAACCTGTTATATTTTTTAATGGTATTTCTAAACCTTGAGACTTTAAAAACTCATAAATAGCAGGTGCAGCTTGTGGAGCTCTTGCTGTTAAAACAAAAACATCATCTGTTCCTCTAGCATCTTTAATCTTTTGAGCTATATCAAATAAAGGTCCACGAGCACCATCAGTTACATTATTGAAGTCATCAAAATTTAAATCATAACCTTGGCTTTTTAAATCAAATCCTTCAGCTGCAAACTCTTCTGCATTTAACTCTCTAACTGTGCCATCTGGAGATGTAGCTATAACTATATTATTGCTAGTTGCTAACGTATCATCAAAGTCAAATACTCTAATTTTTTTAACAGGAGCATTAGGATCACGAGCTATTCTTAAAGCTTTATCTATTGTAGCAGCTTTACTTAAAACTTCCTCCATAGACATGTCTTCATTAACCTCTAAAACACCGGAGCTTTTTAATAAATCAATATCTATATCTTTTGCTTGGCTTGCAGATTTTTCTAATATCTTTACTTTTTTATCAAATATTTCTTTCTGTAGTATCTGTTTGTAAGCTTTTTCTCCGTTTATAGAATATATGTTATTACTTATTCCAGTTTGATTCTTTAAAAACTTAGTAAGTCTTAATATTCCTTCTTGACTTGTTAAAGCTATTTTTGGACCACCTTCTATTCCTTTAGCATCTATAAGATCCGTAACGTAATTAGGTCCAAAAAACTGAGTATGGCCAGATAGAATTTTATCTAATGAAGCATCTGTTAAAGTTCCTTTTAACATGCCTTGAAAAAGCTCTGTCATAGTTATAGAATTAGGAACTAAGTGTTCTCCTTTAGTTATTAAATCTACATAAGCAGAAGGTTTTGTACCAAACGCTGCTTGAACTTTAGCTTCTTCTAAAGTATATTTTTTCTTACCAGTTTTTTTATCAATAGCGTTTATATTTTGTTTTAATCTTATATCATATCTATCTTTAAACTCTGGAAACTCGTCTATGAATTCTTGAATAGAAGCATCTTGTTGTTCTGTATCTAACTTAAGGAAGTTTTCTTTACTAAGTCTTTTGTTTTTAAAGCTTTCTATATCTTGATTACCGTCTATTAAATATAAATAATCAAAACCACTTAAAGCTCTTAAACCTTTAACAGCACCTGTTTGTAATTGAAAAAATTGAAACAACTGTAGTGGTGTTATTTTTTTACCATTTTGATAATCGTTCTGTATTTCTAACATTAAAGTTTTAAATAACTCTATGTTAGCTATATTTGCGTCTTTTATTTTTTGTTCTTTTTCTTTTAATAAAGAAAGTTTTTCTTCTACACTACCAGGAGAAAGCATTGGTTTTAATATATTTTTTACCTTAGTAAAATCTTTATTCATAGGTATAACGTCTTTAGTATTAACGTTATTTTCTTTTTTAAATTTAGATGATCTTGCTTTTACATACTCCATAAAATATGCTCCCATGCTACCATCTTCCTTTTGCTTAGCAGGATCTAACAACCTATTACTAAAACCTAAAAATTCTAAACTTTCATTAAAAGAACCTATTAAACCTGAGTCTACTATTTTAACAACTCTTTGTGCAAAATTGTTCATACTTTTTGCAGCTGCTTTATTTATAGTTCTTTTTCCTTTTATCTTGCTAGTAATTATATGATCTTTATTATTTATTTGTTTTAAAAGCTTCTCATCTGCTTCGCTTAAAAACTTTTTATTTACTCTTACAAATTCGCCGCCTTGTTCTAACATAGGATCTTCTTCTAGCAGCATATCTATAGCCTTAATAACATTATCATCTACACCTTCTATTGCTTGTTGAAACTCAGGTTTATAATTACCATCTTCGTCTCTATAACCAGTTGTGTAAGCTATATCTACTAGCTCATTTGCTTTAAGCATGAACGCTGATAATTCGTCCGGCTCTAAAACTATATCTTTAGCAAAACTATAATTTTCACCTCTACCTAAATCTCTAGCTACAAATGCAATTTCTGCCTCTACATTATCTCTACCAAACTTTTCAGCTCTTAATTCAGCTAGTGTAGTAGGCACATAACCTTCAGTACCTGGCTGTCTACCAAAACTATCTTCTACTTGAGAATCTAACACTTGTCTTAAAGCATCTTCTGTAAATTCAATAGCTGCTACTTTAGCTAATGAGTTTCTTCTAGCATCAGGTCTTGCTGTGTTAATAAAGAAGTTAGTTAAATCTTTAGTTGTTAAACCTGGTATTAATTGTTTTTTAGGATTACCAGCATATGGATCTTTAACTCTTGAGCCTTCTGCTCTAGATTCTTCAGTCAATGTTCTAGCTTGCTTACCTGTCTTTGGATCTATCACTGGCTCAGTAAGTCCATTTAATCTTTTGTTCAATGTTGTTTGCTGAGCTTTAGCTAAGATAGCCGGTACATAAGTTTCAACAAAGTTTTTATATTTAGCACTTGTTGGCGTACCCATTATCTTTTTAATATCAGTTTCTAAATCAGCAATAGCTGACTTTCTAAGAGCATTTAAAAATGCTCCTGAGCTTACGTCTCCTAATCTAGTTCCTAACGTTCTCTTAGTCTTCTCTATAACCTTATTGTAAAACTCTCCTCCTTCTTCCATTCCTAAATCGTCACCTAGCTCTATAAAACTTTTTCTTAACGATTGCTTTTCTTCTTTACTAAAATCTTGCTTTGGTTTTTCTTCTAACTGTTCTTGAGACTGAACACCTAATAATGGAGCTACTATTTCTGTAGCTCTATAAGGATCAAATTGTTTTATAGCTTTTCCTACAAATCTACCTAAAGTTATATTTTTTCTGTAATCATCTGATTTAGCTAAGTATTTATTAACATAATCTATAACACCTCTTTCATCTGATATTATACTAAAAATTATATCTTCCATTTGAACTGCCCCTTCTACAGACTCTCCAGTTTCTCTATCTCTAGTTCCAGCTACTTTAGGATTGTCTCTAACTGGAGTATTACCTATAACAAAATTTCTACTATTTACATATCTCCTAACGTCATCTTCAAATTGAAAAGCTAAAGCTGCTGGTAGTTCTGGATTTTTAACACCCATGGTTTCTATTAGTCCTTCAATCTCTACATCTTTAGCTAGACTAGCATCCTTGCTAGCTGCTTCTCTTGCTACTACTCTTTCTTCATCAAACTCTAAACCTGCAGCATCTAAATCATCAGATATTTCTATACCTTTTTCTGCAGCGTTTCTTTGAGCTCTAGTAAGTCTTCCTTTATTTATAGATTTGTTATAATCTGCTATAAAGTTTAAAATATCATTAGCATTATTAAACTGTATTTTTCCTTTTTTGTTAGGTAAAAAATCTTGAAATAATCTTCTACTCGCATTACGTAAGTTATCTCCTAGTTTTTTGTCTTTAGCTATTAAACCAAGGTCAACAAACTCACTAAATAAAGTAATTAGTTCTTCAGCTTCTTTAGCTTCGGTTACGTCCTTGTCTATTTTATACTCGTTGAGTGTATTATTAAGTGATTTAATTAATGCGTTATCTTTGAGAGATGGGTTTTGACTTAATACTTTTAATCTTTTCTTAATAACATTAGCCATTTGGTAAACAGACTCAGGATTTGTTTTTAAAGTGTTTTTAAGAAACTTATGTAATATTTCATGAGCACCAGCAAAATAACCAACACCATCAGTCATTTTTTCAGTATTAACCAAAGCAATTTCTTTACCGTCTATATTAACTTCTACCGCTCTACCACTCGCTAAGTCAGGATCTTTTCCATTTTCTTCTAAAAACGCTTTCATTTCCTCTTCGTTTTCAAAAGTTTTAAATTCATCTATCACATCGTCAGCTAGTTGTTTAGATACTTTTTTATTTTTATTTATTATATCTTCAGCTTTACCTATGTTTTGAAGTCTTTTGTTTATTTCTTTTATTCTCTCTTGTTGTGGCTTAGTAAGTTCAGAATCTAAACCCTCTATTTCTTTTAATAGCTCTGATTTCTCAACCATTAAATCAAGAGACTCCGCTCTAGCTCTCTTACTAAAACTACCAGGAACTTTTAATCCAGCGTTTCTAATAGTAGATATTGTTTCTACTTTATCATGATAGTCTTGTTCAGAAATATTACCTGCATCTTTTTGTTTTTTAAGATCAGCTAAAGTTTTTTTGTAAAACATTTCTGTTTGAGCTAGATTACCTTTAGGGTTAAATTCTTTAGCAACCTGCATAGCAACAGATCTTATTTCAGTTATTGTTTGTTTAGCTACTGAACCTCCAAAAGGTAGTACAGTTCCTATAGTTACACCAGCTAAAAACTCTTCCCAATTGTTTTCACCATTTACATACTTAAATAAATCTCCTTGTTTAGCACCTGTATTTAAAGCTTGTAAAGTACTTTGGCCAACTTCTGTTAAACCTTCTATTAATGAATTAGGCGTTTGTTTTACTACGCCCTTACCCATATTTTTTATAATTTTTTTAATATCACCTCTAAACAACGATTTAACTCCAGACTTATATGACACACCCATGCTTTTGAAAAAAGCTTTCATAGTAGTCTCAGCACCTAATTTTTCTAGTCTAGACATTAAAGCTGCGGTTGCTAAATCTTGAGCCACATTATCGTACTCTCCGCTAGCTATAGCTTCACCTAACGCTTCTTCAGTTATACCATCTGGATATTTTTCTTTATCAGCTAGCATACCTTCTTTAACGCCTTCTATATAGTTTTCACCATAAAACTGAGCCGTAACCATAGCTCCACCACCTAAAGTTAAAGCACCAGCAACAGGTGCTAGTACACCTCCAGATGCAAATGTTGCTACCGCACCTGCAGAAGCAGCGGCCATTTGAGGTATAGAACCACCTAGACCGACCATAATATCTCTAAAGCTTATACCATCAGAAAACTTAGCTTGCTCAGCTAAAGCTCTATATTCTTCAAACTCTTGCATTTGAGCTATATTCTCTTCTAAGCTTTGTGATCCTTCTTGTAAGTTTTTTTCAGCATTAGCTTTTAATTCTTTTATAGTGCCTTTTAATAAAACTCTATTATCTATTATACCTGGCTTTTTCTCCCCTATTCTTATTGCAACCTCTTCATCTTCTCCGTTGCCTTCACTTTCTAAAGTAGCTATTTGACTTAACACGTCTTGTGCTTGGTTTTTTCTTCTACCATCGACTTGAGCACCAATAACATCCATTGAATTACTAGTTAAACCTAGAGTTGACACAGCTAAGTTTTCTACACCAGCAATAACATCAGACATTATAGATCCTTTACCATAATAAGCTTGACCAAAGTCTGAAAGACTGTAAACTAAGCTTTCGCCTCTAGCTTCTCTTTTGTTTTCTGCAGCATTCATTATACCAAGCATTTCACTTATTTTTTCTGCTTGCTGTAACACTATAGGGTCGTTTTGCATGGACTCATCTATGAGACTAGCATAGTATTCATTTACTCTTTTCTGAGCTAAATCAACACCTGCTCTAGTACTTAAATCATATACGTTTTTATCTACAAGTTCTTGTTTAAAAGCTTCAACTTTCTCTGAAACATTTTTAACATAAAAATTTCTTCTAGAATCCACAAGAGGATCAGTCATTAAAAACTCATTAAATAAATTGCTATATTCATCTTCTTTGTTTTCACTTTCTTGTATTCTTTTAGTAGCATTAGAATAATCTCTTTTAGTATATTCGTTTTCTACATAAGAAGTGTCTTCTATTTCTCCAGTTTCTTTATATTTATCATATTCTTCTCTTTCAGCCATTTTAAATCTATCTGCATCAAATGCTCGTTTCTTAGCATCACGCGCTTCAGTATTTTGCTCTACACTTTCTGGAACAGGTAGTTGATTAACCATTTCTAAACGCTGTTCACCTGTAGTGTTAGGCATATTTAGTATCTCGTTAATCTGCTTGTTGTAATCGGCTATCTGCTGCTCAAAAGATTTAAGCTCTTCTTGCTTCTTTTTAGTCTCTTGTTCAGTTGGCGTTAAATCTTGTCTAGCATCGTCTAGTGCTTCTTCAACTCCTGGTATTTTAGGGTTAGTCAGTTCTTCAGGTATAAACACACCATCTTCAACAGGTATAATTTCTTCAGGAGTTGCTCCTACTTGTTTGATTAGATCAGAGTTTTTAGCAAGTAGTTCTTCAAAAGTTATGCCTAGCTCTTTAGCTTTAGCTTCAAGCTCTTCTTTAGTGAATTTTATTCCGTCTATTTCGTACATTTACTTAGTTATTTTAGATGCTGCTTGACTCTTTTTTTCTCTTAATTCTAGGATTCTTTTCATTGCTTCATACTCAGCTTCATTTATCATCTTTTGAGTTATTTCTTTTCCTTTATCTGGATTGTTTTGGTGATACAAGTAGTTCGTTAATGTTCTATCCCCTGATAAAACTTTTTTCTCTTCGTCTGATAACTTATCTAGTTTGTTTGTTTGTTTCCACTTAGCATAAGAGTTACTGTCAACAAATCCACCAAAACCACCTTTTTCAGCTTCTTCAGCTTCTGCTAGCTCTCTTTCTTTTAGCATTTTATTATAATAAGCAGGATATAGTTTCCTCATTCTAAAGATTGCATCATTATTTTCTTTGTTATTACCACCAATAGATTTTTGTACTTGTTGAGCCAACTTAGTCATTGACACAGGATCTTTTGGATCATACTTACCTATAAAAGTAGTTTTATCTACAACTTTACCACCAGTTCCTTCATCTAAGCTATAATCAAGTTGGTTTAAAGTTATAGTGCCATCAGAGTTTACTACAACATCATTAACCGTTTTATTGTCAATTGTGGTATTTAATATTATATTTTGATTACCTATTGGATTTGAAGCAAAGTCATAAATATCTTCAACTGTCTCCATATAATAAGGATTTCCTTTGTCATTTTGTTCATTAGGATTATAAACTTCTTCTTTAACAAACTTCAATGTATTATCCATAGTTGCGTTGTCGTTATAAAACTTAGTTCCTAAATACTGTTTCATTACGGCGGATTGCTCTTGATCTAACTTTGCCCTTTGTTCTTCAGACATATCTTTAGCATAATCATGCCAAGCATCTTTATATAAAGAAGGATCAAACCCCATTTCAGTAGCAATTCTTTCAATTTCTTCATCAGGTATTTCATCTTGCCAAACTCTAGCCATCATATTATCATTAGCAACCATTGTTGCTATAGCTGGACTATTGACAAGTTTAGCTATAGCGTCAGGTTTTCTTTCCTGAGTTATTGTTTTGTAAGTATATTTTTTACCTTCTTCTAGATTTGTAATAGGCTCTCCAGTAACTGGATTTATATCACCTTTTTTAACTTCTACATATTCTACAAACTCACCATCTAAACTGTCTGGTTGAATTTCTTTATTAAATATTGCTGTGCCTGGTTCTGACAAGTTAGGCTTTTTCTGATACATAGGAGTTCCATTAACTTCATCAGCAAGTAGTTGGCTACCATTTATCATTGCAGGCTCATTATCTCCATCTTGAGGAGTAAACAAGTATAACTCTCCATTTTTTTCAACTATACCTACGTTTCCACCTTTACCAACTAAGTCTAATATTCTTTTATTTTCTATAGAACCTACTGAAGATACATTACCACCTGCTAAGTCAGTCTTAAAATTAGCAGAGTTTTCACCTATGGATTTTACTAGCTTAGAAAACTTAGGTACTAAAGATGATATTCTAGCAAGTTCTCTATTACCTTCCTGTCTAGTTATGTGACCTTCTTGCATTAAGTTTTTTATCTTAAAATAACCATCAACCTTTTCATTCCAAAAAGATAAAATGTTTTCATCTAATATTTGATTACCAGTAGAGCTTAATTCATTTAACTTTGACCTCATTGCAAAATCAGCTTGGTCTTGAGATTGCTGCAGCTCTGTAGTATATTTTTTCTGCTTAGCTATTTGCGTTCTCATGTCACCAACTGTTTTAGCAACATTATTAGTTAAGTTTTTACCACTATTTATATAAGTGTCAAACTCTTTGTTTATTATTCTTTGTGGATTTGTAAAGCTCATATTCTATTTTTAATCTTTTCCTATTTGTGCTGCACCTTTTGGAATTTTACCTCCAAGAGAACTAAAACCTGGAACTATCATACCTACTCCTTGAACTACTGATTGTCCTATTCCTGCTATAGCAGCTGATCTAGCTGCTTTTGCATCCATTTCGTTTTGAGCAGCATTGTCTAGTAATTTAGCTGTTCTATCCATTTTAGCTTCGTGAAAATTAATAGCATCTTGCTGTTCCAGTATACTACCTGACGCCTTCATTTCATCTAGTCTTTGAGCACCTTCAGCTTCTAGCTTTTGTGTTGTCATCTCTCCTTCGGCTGCTAAAGACTTATTTTGAGTTTCTTGAGCTTGTATCGTAGCTGCTATACCTCTTTTACTTTGTAAAGCTGCTTGAGCCAATGCGGTAGCACCACCAGCAGCTTGGCCTGTTTCCATCATTACATCTAAACTATTAGCTAAAGCTTGATCAGCTTGTTCAGCTTGCATTTTAAAAGCTTCAGTAGCTACAGTAAGATTAGCATAAGGATTATCAAGATTTTCAAATTGATTAGTCATGTTTTCATAAGGATTATTGAAAGCAGGTCTTTCTTCTACTAAAGAATCTAAAGCACTTTGCATAGTATTTTTAATATCGTTTTGATCTCCTGCTTCGTTTTTAGCTCTTCTAGCTGCTATACCCTGTGTAGTGGCTCCAGCTGCCGCTGCTACAGCTCCTGCTATTACTAATGATGTTGCTACTGCCATATCTTTATTTTAAAATTTTTATTATCTCATATGAGGGTTTGTCATCTACATGCCACCCTAATTCTTTGTGTTTGTTTATTAATGCTTTTGTTCTGCCTATAGTAAATATGTATTTATATCCCCACCCTTTTATTATCTTCTCTACTGTGCTTATTAAACATGTTATAGCCACATCTCTGTCATCTTCTCTGTATTCTGGATTAGATATTATCCATTCAAGTAAAACTGCCTTAGAATTAGTTACATAAACAAATCCTGCAACAATCATAACTCCATTTTTTTCTACTACAAAACCACCGGTACCATTGTCTGGTAAAAATTCTTTTTCTACTGGTGGCCAGTTCCACGCTTTCCACCATTTTTCTAGAGTCTTGTAATCATGCTCTGTTAATTTTCTTATTTTCATTTAATTTAATTATGTTGAAGATGTATTATATGTTACACCTACAGAGAATAGCTCTTTCATACCGCCCGGAGCTGTGATATTGTCTGTTGTAAATTTAATATCTAAATAATAACCTTTAATTCCACTTATTCTATTTCCAAAATTTACCTCTCCTGGAGCAGCTGTTGATTTATTTACTAAATTAGCAACATATCTATTTTCTTTTCTATCAAAACCAGCTCGCAGTAATGGCACATTGTTTGGATTAGCCGAAGTACCAGTATTACCAGCACCATCATATGCACCTTGTACATAGCTATATATTAAATTAGCATTGTCGCTATTAAATTGCCATCCATTAGTCCAAACTCCACCAACCTCTCTAGTAACGCTTTGGCCTGTTCTGTCACTAGTTAAATATTCAGCTTGCCAACCGCTGTCTCCTTCATAATCAATGGCTAAAAAAGCCTTTTGCAAAGAAGGATTAGAATTAGCCACTATGGTAACTGAAGACTCATGATCTATAGAATAAAACTGTCCATGAGGTGTAGAATTAGCATAGTGAGAATAAAGACCTTTCTGTATATTTACTGTATTGTCTTCACTCCAATAGTCATTATTAACTGTATAAAAAGTGTTTTTTAAACTACCAATAAAGCTAGGTTTATAAGAATAAAAACTAGGCCAACCTTTTACTTGATGATCATAGCCTAAAGTATAATAAACGTTATCTGGCTTAGGTACAGTTGGTGTATTTGGTTGAGTATAAACCTTAGAATTATTAGGCTGTATTGATAAAACGTACTGTTTATTATAAGCATCATAACCACCATAAACTCTACTTCTATAATTACCTAAAAGCTTTATGTTAGTTATATTTGTCAACTCTGCTTGTGTTATAACTCTAGATAACAGCATGTAATCATTTGTTGTTTGAGCTTCTCTTACACCTATAAATGTGCAATTCATATCTACATATTCACCACTGTTTCCATATTCAAAAAATACTTTTGAACCTAAAATGCCAAATTGTTTAATAGGACTAATACCGTTATTAGTATAACTTGGTCCACTTTGAGAAGCATTAGGATTATTAGAAGTAGTAGACTTTAATATTATTTCAAAAGAATTATTATAATCATCGTCTAAAACAGTTAAATTATCTCTAAACCAATCACGCATACCATTTTCAGATATTTCTGTAATACCATCACCAGATATTCTCAACACTGCATTTCTGTTTCTATCTACAAAATATTTTCTAAAAGAATATATGGCAAAGCTTTCAGGGTTTTTACTTATTCCATATTCCCCTACGTAAGGCACTATCTCTCCAATTACGTTGTTTGCCGTAACTACACTTCCGCCACCCTCAGCATTGTATATAGCATCTTTATCTATTAAAGCTCTACTACATTTATTCTCTTGTAGAACTATTAAATTATTTTGCTCAGCATATATTTTTTGTATAGATCCATTCTGCGGGTTAGCTGCTTTAGTTATATTTGTTCCAACTGGAAATTGATTAGTTCTATTTATTCCAGTTCTAGAATTAAAAATACCTGAATATATTAAAGCATTAAATCTATGCTGTTGTAGCGGCTCTTCTTCATCTAAGTAAGCTTTTACACCTAACGACATAAAACTATTATTAAACCCACCTCTTATATACATTTCTTCTGTATAAAAATTTTCAAAAACAACAGAAGCTATTTTATCAGTTTCAAAAGGTTTACCTAGCCCATATGGAGCAGTTAACGTATATGGAGGAGCAAAAACTTGACATATAGGAAACACATTATCAGCAGCAACTCCGGTACTACCAGGGACAGTTATACTTCTAGTTTGATTAGATGGCTGTGGTGTTAATATTTTCTTGTTTACTATACAGTTATAATAATCAACTTCTATAATAGGTAAAGTGTTTTGGCCCATACTATATATTATTACTTGTTTTTATCAATTTTTAAATCTTATTATAAAATCAGACACTACGGTAGATAAACCTTTTCCGTTTCTATCAACTGCTGTTATTCTACATCTAATATTTCCTTTTGTTTGTAAAGATTTACCTGTAGTAGCTAATACAACACTTCCAGGATTAAGACCAGCGTCTGAAAGATATAAACCTAAGTTAGGCACACTTTCAGCTGGAACAAAACTTGAGCCAGCAGCTAAGTCTACTTCTAACTTTAATATTAATTCTTGCGTATTAGCTCGGTTTGCAGTGTTATTTATATTTCCTCCGTTTGTAGCTGATGACAATGTAGTACTATTACCATTATTATTATTCCAAGGATTAGAAATTCCAACTGAAGTAGTAGCTACAGGATCAATGGCTCTAGCATTGTTTATATAATAAACAGTTCCATCATAAGCTATATAATCATTGTTGAGCGCTGGCTTAGTATTTAACATGTTTATTTTTAAAGGTAAAGAATACTTTTCGTAAATAAAACTATCGTTAGTACCATTAGGCAATAAAGAATTTTTTAAAGCAGCAGAAAAATTAACTATAACTGTTATATTATTAATATCTTCATTTATACTACTATAACCACTAAAGTTTGAATTAAGCTTAACTAAAAATCTATTATCAACATCTGTTGTTGAAAACTTTTCAAAAAGTATAGAATCTATTATTTCGCCATTAGACAAAGGAGTTCCATCTCTATAAAAAGCTTTTGTAACGGAAATATCTTTTAAATCTATATTTTGAGACTTTCCAGTTGAGCTATAGTAATCATATCTATTACCATTTTGATCATGTATAGTAAGAGTTGCTATTGTCAAATCAGAAGTAGACCAATCAGAGCTTTCATTGACTGATATAGACTTAACAACATCTGTCGTATTATAAGTTCTAAATACACTAGGAACATTAAGTGTTTTAAAAATTAAATTATTTAAATCAGATATTAATCCAGAAGTGCTACTTTCATAGTATATATCTAAAGCTGATATTGTAGGAGTAGTTTCATATATTGCTGGAATTGGCTCTTGTTCGGCTGTAGGTAATGCAGTGTCTGAGTCTTTTCCTATTGAAAAAACATTTTCTATTATAGCTGTTGGTGGGTTTGTATCAGCTTGATAAAGACCATTAAAACTACCTCTTTGAAAAAGATCGTCATAGTTACCTATAGCTTTAACTTTTAATGTTCGTTTTTTAGGAAACTGAGGTAGAGGTTGGTTGTTAGTTGTAAAAAATGGAGATGCAGAAGATGCTGTCCAATTAGTAACTTGAGCCGCCCTTGGTATTAATTCTGTGTCACTAGTAGAATATTGAACCTGTATTGGTGTAGTTTCATTTAATGCTGGAGGAACTTTATTAGCATTGTCAGTTAACAAAGTTGTAGTATTTAGTATACCATTACTAGAAGCAGTACTACAAGTAAAATTTACATTACTTTCTGTTGCCGTAGCATTTTGGGTAATTTCAAAAGTTGTATAGTTTAATATGTTTTGAATGTAGTAAGTATTACCACCACCTGTAACAACTTTCATGCCTTCTAATAGTGGAAATGTTAAATACTCTATACCTGTTACGGGTGTCATTACTACTTGATTACTACCACTAGTAAAGGTAGCAGCATTTTCTAAAGTAAAAGGCTTAATAACTGGTAAGCCATCTAGTATACTAGGTAGATAAACATTATAATACTCTTGTTGTTTTTGCTTAACTACTACTTTATAACTATACCAGCCATTTGGCTTGTCAAAACTATAAAAAGTAACTGAAGTTCCAGTAGCTGGCTTTAATGACGAGCTACCATCATCATTTCTTAAAAATAATATATTTGTATTTCCACCTGCATATTTATTTAAAATATAAAAAACATAAGCTTGCTTAGTTTCACCTGATTCTTGCCACTCTACAAGCATGCCTGGCTTTATATAGTCTGCAACACCACCTGTTGTAACTGAAATATAATCATATTGCTGGCCTACTGTTGTTAGGGTAGTATATGGATTTTTGTAAAGACCAGGATAACCTCTTAAATCTGCCAATTCTTCAGGTATGAAACCTGTCATTAACACTTTTAAATTGTCTCCAGGCCAATTTATAATACCTGATTCTATATTTGTAGTACTAGTAATGTCACCACTTGCTGTTAGTGGATTTATAATAGAGTTAAAATAATCGTGATATATTGTTGATCCACCAAAAACTAAATTATCGTTTGAAAAAACACCAGTAGTTAGAGGTATGTTTTGATCTTCTGCTTTTGACAATATAACATCAGATGATCTACCATATCTATCTTGCAGTATTAAACCAACTTGATATGTTCTATTTTGCTTTAAACTATGTTTTGGATAAGAAATTGTAGAAAATTTATTTGGTAATTGTGAGTCTTTAGGATCATAATTAGAAGGTGGCCCAGGAATAGTGCTAGGTGTAAACTTTCTTCCAGCAGCAACATAATAATTTAAATTTCCTGGAGCAGAGTGTCTATCATAAAAATTACCTAATATAATTCTATTACCTGCAGATGATAAAGTTTTAGCTCTAACAGGTATATTGTCATAAACCCTAGTTGTTTCAGCAGACCTTAAAGTTTTTATAGGCTCTTTAGAATTATAATTATATGTTAAAAATTTAGTATTATTATTAGATATTGAAGAGCTAGTAACTTTTAAAGATTCTATTAACATTATATTTTGACTAATAGATTCTTTATATAGAATATCTATTTCTATTACTTTTAGTTCGTTATTTATTTTACTAAATTCATATTCACAAGGTATTTTTAATGAAACTTGTGTAACTTCATTTTCCATAAATTCAACTATAGTATCTTCTCCTGCTTTTTGAACCTGTGATTGATATTCGTTAACACTAGCTCCTGTAGATTTCTTCATACCCACTGTTTTTAGAAAATACCCTTTTTGTTTTGGTACAAAAACCTCTTGTGTAAAAGGAGATATTAGAGAGTGTTGACCATCGTCATATTTAAATCTATAAGCAAATCTAACAAACTTATCTTCTAGAAAAGCTTCGTCACCAGAGAAGTCGTCTATCCAATATGGATTAGCCATATGAATTGAAAGAACGTCGCCAACAGCTAGTGGTAAGTTTGCCGGAATTACAGAAGCAGATGTGTTTGCTTCTAAGTTTAATTCATGTAAACTAAAAATACCACCTAGTTGAGGATCTCCTATAGTTCGTACAATATAGTATTTTAAAGGATCTAGTTTTGGATGTGTGACTCTAGCATAACTAGAATTTCTTAAAATATCACCTCCCCAAGTAATACCTTGACCAGCAACAGGCCAACTTGATTGCGCTAGTGTATTCCAGTAAGTATTGGCAGGTGCACCAACTGACGTCTTGTTTTTCCACGCTGTTCCATATTTATAAAGAAGATGGCTAGGTTGTAGATCAGAATTTAAAACAGCACATTGATAACCTATTGCATTAACTAAAGCAACTGTAATTTTTGTTTGGCTTTCTCTTAACCAAGGAGAACTAACATCTTTAGCGCTTGGCTGAATAAATCTTATTTTGTCGTTAAAATTTGCAGTACCTGAAGAATATGGCGTGTCAGCACCTGACAAGTCTCTATCTATATAAACTGCACAATATCCGGTTGCATTAGAACCTGGTATGTTTATCCTTGCTGCGCTTGATACTAGATAATCATCATCTACCATTGCTACGGTAAAATCCCAAGTTTCGTTAGTAGAACTTTGATAATAACCTTTTAGCCCAACTTTTCCTTGTATAGCACTTATAATATCTGAATTTATAGCATCTCCACTAGCATCTTTACTTTTTATAAGAAAAAACGGGTAGTAAGCTTCAAAAACGTGCTGTTGGTTAGTAAAAAAACTTTTATCTGGTGCTGCTGTCATGAGCAATGCTTGATCAAACTCTAAAATATTATTTAATTCTATAGGTTTGCTAGGATAATACTTAGCTAGAGAAACGTGATCTTCATTTTTGTAATATGATATATTAGCTTCGGCGGTTTCAACATTTATACAACGTGGTTGATTTCTGTTATCAGTCCAGTACAATATGTTTTCTATCATTGTAATGTCTAGAATAGGACTATTTAAAGAAAAATTTAAAAACCTACCACTAACTATCTCTAGCGTATTAGCAGAAACCGTATCATACAATACTATAGAGTTTCTTGTTCCTATAGGGCAAAAATTAGAAACTTTACTAGATGAATTGTCTTGATAGTTAGTTATAAAAAAATAAGCTTTGTTAGTATCTTCGTTTAAAAACCCACCAATTATTTGAGCAGGAAACTCTTTGTACATTTCGTAACCTAGGTTTAAAGAACCTGTTATAGCTGGTATGTCTAAACTACTTACTATTTCATTGCCTAATATATTTTCTAAAGCGCCTACGTCATCAGCTTCGGATCTAGAAACAGCTATATTACTACCATCTCTATATTCAGTACGGCCTAGTAATCTAGAGTCTAAGTCTTTATTCATCGTAGACTTAGTGAAAGTGTGTTGAAATTTGTTTTGAGCCATTAATTAATGTTTAATCCATTTAGATTGACCTCTAAACCATTGAGTTATTTCATCTAATTTAAGGTTTTGTAATCTTATTTTTGCATTTCTTGTTTTAACATAAGAATCACGCTTAAAAACCTGTTTAGTTCCACCATCTACATCTCTTCTTAATTGAAAAATTCTTGATGCTATTTGAGCGTACATTGCTTCTTCGACTAATTTAGGTACTATACTATTCAAAGTATAAGAAAGACCATCAGAAATATAACTAAGAAATATAACTTGGTTTACTAGGTTACTACTAAAATTAAAACTACCTGTTCTTTGATTTATAGAAAACCAGCCGTTTTGATTAGACACTACTGGGTCTAAACCATATCTTTGGCCATATGCTGTTTTATACCAAGCTGCGTCAAACACTCCGTCTGATTGAAAAGGAGTATAATTTCCTGTTATATCATTTTTATTTGCCTTGTTCCATCTATCCTCTATTAATGATTGAGCAGCCTCAAGGTTTGTGTCATAAGAACTTTGACTAGGAATACCTGTTGCGCCATCTTGAATAGGCATTTCTGTAGGATTACCGCTTAGTCCACTTAAAGGTTGTATTGTTCTTAATACACCTGAACCATCAGCAAAAGCAAGTCTTGTATAGTTAACATAATCTTTTGGTATAGGAACTGTTAGATTTGTTGGAACAGTCAATTCTTGAGACTTATAAGATTTTAAAGTATCATAAGATAATTCTTGCATTGCTCTTCTAGCATGAAAAAGAACATCACCTCTTTTAATTTTTTGTATAATTTTATCTTCACCTACATAAGACATTAACCAGTTATCTATTACTTCGTTTAAAGTTAAATAACTATAACTACCCCAATTATCTCCTCTAGCTATATCAGTTAATTGTAAAAATATAAACTGATTATTTGGTACAGCTGATCCTTGAATATTTTTTAATTCAACCGTATTGTTTGTAGTATTTGTTACTACTATATTTTCAACAGGTATTTGATTACTTGCACTAGGTATAGTCGTCGATGTAGCTAATAAATGTAATGTAAAATTACCAGTATCTCTAACTTGTACTCCTCCTGGTAAATCATAATTACTAATTAATACAGTGTTTAAATCTGGAAAACTCCAAATTGTTTTATTTACACCAGTAAGGTTTTGTATTGGTCCATATTGCCCTGCGTAGTATTGCGAATCGTTTTCTGTTATTGGAGTTGTAGCTGAAGTTTGTGTCATCTTAAATTTGTTCTAATTGGTCTTGAGCAGCTACCGCTTGAGCAGCTTGTTGTACGATCTCTGGATCTCTTATAACTACACCAGCGTACATTAATATTTTTAATATAACTTCTGTTTGATCTAAGTCTGATATTTCAAAGTCCTTACTTACACCATTAGCTACTGGGTCAAATATGTACTGACCTAAGCTTCCTACTGTATAGTTCCAAACAGGATCTATAGGTTTCTTAACATATTCTAAAGTATAAACTTGCCCAGCGGCACTTGGACTAGCTGGCGTTGAATTTATAGCAGGCAGTATTTTTATAGTTGTTCCCTCTATATAACATATAGGATAATCTTGACTTGGGGCTGTAAGTGGAGAGCGTCTAAATGTTAAAAATTCTTGACGTGTTACTTTATCTATTTCTACTGGAAGTTTTGAGCCATTAGTATAATCTATTCTACCAAACCTATGAACAGAAGGATTTTGAGCACTAAAATCGTATGTGCCAACATTGTTAGCAACCACGACATTAACACTCGCAGATGTTTCAAACGTAGATATTTTTTCTTGAAGCATTTTAACTCTATCTGCATATTCACTATTATTTTCTGGAGCTCTAAGCTGTTGATTTAAGTTTTCAAAATAGCTTTCAAATATTTCTAATTGTACTTGAGTAGCTAATTGATTAAACTCATAAGGAGTTAAATATCCTCTTTGTTCTTTGTTAAGGATACTTAATACAGATGTGTATACAGTGTTTACGTTAATTGCCATATTTATATATATTAAAAAGGGTGGCGTAAACCACCCTTAATTATAATCACTTGTTATTTGAATTTTTTCTCTATAGATCTGTAAACTTCAAGTCCTTCATCTGTTTTAAACCACGAAGCCATTGCTGAATAAGGGTTTTCATCAAAAGGAACATTCATTAATTTACGACCATTACTAGCCCAAGTAAACGATCTGTTGTCAGAGCTTAAGTTAACTATATTTTCTTCTACAGATCTTATAGCAAAGTTTCTAAGTACAACATTTTCATCGTTAGCTAGATCAACAAGTAGTCTTGGATTTCTTTTAGCAAATATAAGTAAGTCTCTTCTTAATTCTTTAGAGCTTAAATCAGCTACTTTAGTACCTAGTTCAACTCTCATTATTGCTTCTGCTTGCTCAATGTCCATCTCATAAGCCATATTAAGAGCAACTATTTCATCTTCTAAGTCTTCAAACTCGTGTACAGCTTGGACAACAGGATCAAATTGTTGAAATAATAAATTTTTATGAGGATGTTTATCTAAAAATTCTTGTAAATTTCTTTTTTCTTTAGGTACAAATAAATGACCTTTTTCAAAAACTATATGTTTTAATGTAGCGTCTCCTTTTTGTTCATCTACAAATACAGATTTTTGATTAGTAGCATATCTCATCTCTCTTTCATAGCCTAATTCTGGATCAAACCATACTAAAGGGTATCTTTTAGAATGTCTACTTGTTATAGTGTAAGTTAATGGTGTTTTATTACCTATTAAATAGTAATTCCTATCTTTATACTCCCAGTTTTGTACTGGTTTTTCTACAGGCGCAGCCTTTTTGACTGGAGCCTTTTTTGCTTTTGTTTCTTCCATAATATAATATAATATAATAATTAAAAAAGACCCCGCCGAAGCGGGATCTTAAGTATAACCTTAATTAAGTTAAAGCTGATGAAAGCTTTATTGTAACTACAGGTGTAATTGTTCCTACTAGTAATCCAGTAGAAGTTACTTTTTGTTCAACAATTGGTCCAACTAAAGCTGGTCCACTTGTTCCCATTGCTAAGCTAAACGCTTCTGCAAATTCAGCTAAATATTGAGCTTCAGTTAAAACAAAAGAGTTAGATCCGCCTTTGGTGTAAACAATATTAGCTTTCGCCAACTTGCTTGATCCCATGTCTAAAGCATAAATAACATCAATTGTAAGCGTGTTGCTTGATATTGCTGCTGTAAGTTGTAATATGCCTTCGGCCATTATAACTTGATCTTGTGTGATTTTTAATAAACCCATAATTTCTATATTTTAAATGTTAATAATTAATTAAGCTCCTTTGAATAACACGAAGTTATTAGCAGCTTGTGTAACTAAACATCTTTCAGATAAGAAATTAACTCTCATTACATCAAGATCAGATGTGTAAGCTCCACCAACAGAACCAGTGATCCAAGCTTTGAATCGTCTGTCTTCAGTTTCAGAAGCTCTATATCTTACATGTAAGAAAGGACGTCTGATATTTGAACCTAACATTTGATCGTATACTGTAGATGTACCAGCTGGTACCATAACACCATCAATGGCGCTAGACATACCTCTTGTAGTAGCATCGTTTAAGTATTTCCAGTCAGTTTTGTAGAAGTCATAAGAACCTCTTCTAAAACCAGCAAAACCAAAGTTAAGTGCCATTTCAGCTTCGTTGTCAAATAATCCGTAAGATGCAGCGTTTGTTGAAGCATAACCACCATTAGTAGCAGCTAACATATCATCAAAATCAAGAGCAGTTTGTCTTGATAAGAATAACATATTTTCTTCAATAGCACCTTGCTTGTCTAATTGCTTTAAGATCTCATCGAAATCTCCTAACGCACCTGAACCAGGAGCAGCAGCACCAGCAAAACCAGAGTATACATTACCTCTTGCTTCGATAGCAGCAAATAAACCTTCAGTACCTTTAATCGCTTGCGCAGGTCCAGCGGCATTGTTTACAGTAGAAAAAGTAAAGTTAGCAGCATTAGCATTTAACTCACCTTCAACCATTGACATTTCCATGTAATCTTCAAATCTTAGTCTTGTTTCAGACTCAGCTTTTAGATACCATAAATATCCAGAAGTACCATCTTCAGTAGCAACTTCGATCCATCCAATTTGTGCAGTATCAGATCCACTTAACTCGTAGTTATCTTTAAGGATAATTGGAGAATTAGTGAAAGTAGTAACGTTTGGCTCAATAGCGCCAGACATTCCATCAACACCTTTTGGAAATTCAGAACCATATACAAATAAGCTACAAGCTCCACCAGTTAAAGCAGCAGATAAAGCAGCTCCTTCGTAAGCGTGACACTCAATAGTATATCCATTAGTTCCTACATCATTAATATCTTCAACTAATGCTTTAAGAGTAACTAAACCAGTAGCGTTATCAGATATTAATATAGTATTACCGTTTCTGATACCAGAAGTAGCAGCAGCACCAGCTGGAGCAGTAATAGTAACCCTGAATAATGGGAAAGCTTTACCACCAGCAGCAACAGCACAATTGTCATATGCTACGTGTAATCTATTTTGTTCAGACCAAATTACTTGATCAGATGTCATAGGCATTTCAGCGCCTACCATTCTTAAGAAACCAGATAATGTTCTGTTTCCGTATCTCTCTACCTCTTGCTCATAAAGCTCAGGTAAATATTGTTGTGCCCATTGTCCACCAGCAACCGTATTAAAATCAATATAGTTATCTTGTACAACTACTTGACTTGGCATAGGGTTAATGCTTGCAGGAAATGAACCTCCTGTTACAAAACTCATGTTTTTTATTTTTATTATGATTTTTTATTTTTAACTTTCAGCTTTGAACTATCAACACCTGTCACTGCTCTTACTTTCCAACCATTAGGCAACGAAGTTTCCGTTGGTATTGATCTTGGCGCTTGATTAATGTTTTTAGATTTAGCAACTATATCTTTAGTAGCATCAGCTTTGCCTTGCTCATAAAAATGTTGTGCTAATCTATCTGCATTTCTAGCAGCGTAAATAGCCTTGTGATAACCATCCATATCAGTTATATTTCCATTATCATCAGAAAATTTATTAATAATTTTAGAAACATCTGATTGGGAGTCTATCATTTCATTAGCATTAGAAACATTGTATCTAAAAGCTTTTTCTCCTAAATTAAATTCAAAACCTTTGAATTCTTCTTGAAAGAAGTTTTTAGTTTTATTTACAAAATTATTTCTTGCTTCTGTTATTTGTTGTTGTTCTTCACTGTATCGTTGGAAAAAGTCCATAGCTTTTTTCTGCTCGTTAGTAACAGATGGCCTCAACTTGATTTCATCATAATATTTACTTTTCATTTGCTCTAAAAAGTTCTTGGCTTTCGCAACTTCTTCTTTGTATTTAAGCCTTTGCTTACGTACAAATCTTTCTTCGTCCACTTCTTCATCAAATTTAAAATTATCTTCCATTACAAAGTTAATTTCCTCATCATCTAAATGTGGTCTAGTTTTTTTATAATATTCTTTAACAAGCAACTCATCATCATACTTGCTATAATCTCTATTTAAAGTAACGTAATCTTCAACATTGCCTCCAGTGTCTTTCATAAAGCTTATTAGCTTTTCTACGTTTTCAGGAATATGCATATCCCTTTTAAATGGCTCAGTTGTTGGTTTTACTTCTTCTTTCTTTTCGACTGGAGCTTCGTTTATTACCGTGACCTCTTTGTCCTCATTTTTGTTTTCGACAACTTCTTTGGTAAGCTCTTCAAGTCTTGGTTCGGATGCTCTCTCCTCCACTTTTTCCACATCTTTGGTTTGTTTATTTTCATCCACGACGACTGTGCTTGGCTTTGAAACGGCATCTTCTTCTTTTTTTAAGTTTATTCTTGTAGGTTCGTTGTTGCTAGATAGCTTCTTTGGTCTACCCGGCTTTCTTTTCATTTTAAGTGGTTCTTTAGTATCCACGTCTGCTTGTACTTTAGCCATAATATAATATAATATAAGTTATTAAATGTTTAAATCCTGATTTTGTTCAAAATTTATTGGTAATAGATTGTTAGATTTTTGATCTGCTATAGCACTTTGTTGTGTGCCAACTATTTTAGTTCGCTTATCTTTTCTATTTTCTATTTCTTGTTCTCTGTCAGCTTCTCTATTAACTTTCTGCTGACCTAGTTGCATGTTATAGTTAAACTCTAACTGCATTAATTCTCTTTTTATTTGAGCGTCAACTCTCATTCTTTCAATTTCAAACTGCGACTTTCCTTTTTCAAACTTAAGTTTAGTGTCGATTTCAGCTTGCCGCTTTTGCACCTCAGCCATAGCTGCAGCTTCACTAGCTTGAGCATTGGCAGCACCTTGAGCTTCTATGTTAGCTAAGTTAGCGGCTTGAGCTGCTTCTGCTGCTTTTTTACGTTTTAGCTTAACCATTTGGTTAGCTAATTTTAAATTGTTTATTTGCCTAATATCTATTGCATCTTCAAGATTTATACTCCCACTTTGCAATGCAGCTTGTATGTTAGCTTCTAGTTGTTCTTTTTCTTTTTCATCTGGTACCATATCAAAGAAAATACCAAAATCATATAAGTGTATATTTTTTAAATCTTTTAGTTGGCCTACGTTCCAAGTAGATATACTATTTTTCAATGCTTCTTCTGTTAATGCAAACTCTACGCTATCAGCAGTTCTTAGAACTATATTTTCGCAAGTTCTTACAGTAAGATATAAATAAGCATTTAATATGTGTTTTGTAGCTGTATTAGAATTAGCAGCTGCTAGCTTTTGTAAACCTACTAAAGAATCTGAATTTGGCATACTACCATCTCTAGCTTCATTAAGTCCTGTTACATCTCTAAGCATTTGTAAGTAGTACTGATATGTAGATATTAAAGAATTTATTTTAGAGCCACCGTCACTTTTAACTAATTCTTGGATAGGTATTCTACCACCATTAGGATCACCTTCTGTATTCATAGATCTACCTAGTATACTACCAGTTTGAAAATACATATTAAGAGCTTCCTTGGCGTTATAGCTAGTTCCATTACCTAAATCTACTTCTGCTAAACCATCAACGTCTAAGTAAACACCATCAGGTATAACCTTAGATATTACTTGTTGTATTTTTAAATGTGTTAACTGTATCATATCGGCAAAGCCCATCATTCGGCCTACTAAACTATTTATTCTTCCTTGATACATTTGTGGTGCACATAAAACGTAATTCATATTAACTTTAACTAAATTAGATTTTGGCCTAGTCATATTCTCTGCTAATCTCCAATCTAACATCATATCATAACCTAATACTTTTGCTCCACTATATAAAACCTCTATTGATCTACTTACTCTTTCAAAATTATCATTAGTTGCAGGATTAAATGTATCTGGCTTTTCTAAAGATTTTTCTAAACCTGTGGCTGTTCTTTTTATTTTATAAACTTGTTCGCTATATGTTTTGTATTCAAAATACATAATATATATAGCATTACCATCTCTTCTACCGTTCCAGTTATATAAGTATTGACTATTGCCTTGGTATTGTTCTAATCTTTCTAATTCTTCATTTGTTAGATTAGGAAACTGTTTTTTACAGTCAGCTAAAGAAATAGCTTTTATTTCTCCTACATACCACAAGTCTTCAAAGTTAGGATCTTCTGAGTAAGAGTGGACCATGTGAGCTGGATCTACGTAGTCAACAGTAACACCCTCTGACTTATTCCAACTTGTTTTACAAGCACTCATACCTAAGACTACTAAGTCTTCTATTAATCTTTTCTTTGTTAAGTTATATCTATTTAATTCTAAAGTATTATTTATAGCTTCTTCACATGCTATTTCAGATGCCTGCTTGTAGCTTAACATCATGTGTAGGTCTAGTTCTTCTTTATTTTCAGGAAGTTCTTCTGGCTTTTGAGTATTAAATAAATTTATACCTATAGTTTGTTCTATTTGTTGTAAGAACTCTTTAGCTTGCATATCTCTTAATATGTCTTCTGCATATTTAGATCTTGCTCTTCTTGATTCTGGATCTTGAGCAAATGCTTTTATATCATAAAGTTTATCGTCCATACCGTTGACAACTATATCTACAAATTTAGGTATTATAGGAACTGGTTTCCAGTCTAAATTAAGATATGATAAATCTCCATTTATAGCTAACTCATCTTTGTACTTCTGAACAGGTTGTTCAGCTCTAGCATATAATCTTCTAGTTCTAAAGTTATTATAATTAGTATTAAACCTGTTTTCAACACCAGATCTTGTTCCACTAAACCAATCACCTTCTATAGCTTGAGCAACTTGCTTGCCATAGTCTATGCTTTGTTTAATTTCGTCAGGCACAACCTGATCAGGAAAAGTAGAATAAGTGTTTGTTATTTTCTTCATTTATTTTATTATTTGTGAAAAAGATCCTTCATTATTATAGCGGCTTATGCCTAAATCTATTTTACTTTGAGTTCTTATAGCAGTTGGCCTGTATCTGTTCTTGTTACACGCCATAATAGATAATCCAGAACTAATAGATGCATCATACTTGGTTCTGTTATTTATATTAAAACCAGCCCAATCGTCTAGTGTTCTTTGAAAATACATATTACCATATCCAGTTTCTATTTGACCAACATAGTTTTCAATATAATTTTCTATAGCAGCTGCATGTGCTTGCTTAATATCTTCACTTGAGTTAGGTATTCCACCTATTTCTCTTTCTGTTGTAGATAATTTTGTGTATATCTTATCAGGTCTGTTCATGCTGAAACCTCTGTAACCTCTTCTTTTTAAATAATACAATAGACGAGGTTTATTATTTTCTGCTAGTATAGGCATCCCATAAAAATGTAGAGCCATTAGAACGTCCTCAAAAAATATCTCAGCTGTTTGAGGTCTTGATATATACTCAAGAAAAAACTGATTTGAAGGAGCATCTTCCATGCTAAACTTAGTTAATCCATGTAATGCTCCTTTACTACCCTTACCATCCACAGTACCGCTAATGTCGTAACTGTCACAGCCAAAAGCTCCAATGTGTTCGTTAGATGGATATTTGATTCCATTTTTTATAAATAATTTATTTTGTAAACTAAGTGGAGGTATCCAAGATATTAAAAATCTACCTTTATTATTTGGAAGAAATATAACTTTAGTATCTTTTATTCCATTTTCCCAAGCAAAATTACCTTTTACAACATCTATAGAATTATTTAACTCTTCATTAAAATCTATTTGTTGATATATTCTTGTTAAATTAAATAAACTATCTTTAGTTTCGTCTCTAAAGGCATGCTTCTCAGTTCTTGGAAACTGTCTGTAGTATTCATTTAAAGCATCTTGGTCGTGCTTGAGACCTTCGACTTCATTTTCCCAATGTTGTATGACGCCTGTCGTAATTGTAGTACCTTCAATTGTTTTGATTGGATTTGATCCTCCAACGAAGATAGGTAATCCATGAGTATCCATGAATCCTTCGTAGTTCCACTCCATAGGTATGAACAAGCTATAGAGCCCAGAAGCTGTCTGTCCGTTTTTATTTCTGTTATTAACGTCTGAATTGTTGTATAGTTTTTTGAAGTTGTCTCCACCTTTGTCTAATGCATTTGAAGTACTACCCATCATACATTTACCTACTATTCTTGATCCTAGTCGTAATGTAGTTTTTGTAACTCTCCAGTTGTTTAATATATTATCAGGTCTTTCCCATTTACCACTTTCATCATGAGCTAATAGCTTTAGCTTTTCACCATCATAAGAGTTATCACCTGTGTTTTTCCAGTCAATAGTTGTATCAAGCCCATCTAGTTCCCTAAGCTGTTCATTCGACTCAAGCTTTCTTCTAGTAAGCTTTGATGCCGGAACACGATATGCCAGTTCAGTTTTCGGCCTGTCCATACCATCTTGAATGGGTTTAAAAAAGAACGGGTAGTTAACTGATATGGGTACAACTTTATCTGTGAACATTTTCTTGGCATCTGCTCCAGACTTACTGAGTATACCAAACCTTGAGTCAGTTGATATTGTAGCTTGATTAACGAGCTCTGATGAGGACATAAATGAAAATCCAGATCGTCTGTTTTTAAGATAGCACATTCCGTAACACCTGTTATCTGCTTTGCAAGCTTCCCAAAATATAAAGAAGAGTCTGTTTGACTCTCTATAGTCTGGTGCTCCAATGTCGATCTTTGACCATTGCAGGTACATATAATGAGTACCAGTAATGTAAGTATTAATACCATTGTTATAAAACCAAAATCCTTCTTCTCGTCTAGTAAATTCATTATCTATATAATCGTACCATTTTTCTTTAAAATCTAGTGGGTATTCTTCCCAGTCAAATCTAGTTTTTATTCTTTGTAACTCCTTAGGGTATTCCTCTCTTTCCCAGTATTGTTCCGATTTTTTTTCGCTTCGTTTAAACGGTTCACCTGTTGCTGGTAAAGCAATCCTGAGATTCTGTATTTCAATGACTTGTCCAATTTTTCCAGTTTTACTTATTACTATAAAATCATATTCCACATTGTATCCATATTCCCACTTGTTTAAACGGTTTTGGTTTTTTAATATTGTAGGATTTACAACGTCTTTAATTTCTTTCCAAAGAGTTTGTTCGTGGCTCACTTGCTTCTCCCTTCCGCAAAACCTTTAAAAACTTTTTGTTCTTTAACTTCTTTAGGTTTTTCATTTAATATATCCTCTTCTTCTTCTATTCTTTGCAGTATTTCAAAAGCATCCATAATACAAAGTTTTTTTGTAGCAGCCGCGTTTTTAAGTCTATCAGCTGAAACATCTTCTTCAGTATGTGTAATAATTTTTTCTTCAGCCACTTTAATCAACTCATCAACTGCTTTTCGCCCAGCTTGGATTATATTCTTTCTCGTTTCCTTCGTTCCCATTTAAAATAGCTATATCATTAGATTTCATACAATAGAGTCGTTCATTATTTATAATAAACTCAAATTCTGAGTTAGGTGTGAACGTTACACTTGCTCCAGTTGTTATTCCTAGAGCTTCTAAGGTGTTGTTACTATATTTAACTATACCAACATTAGGTTTTTCTTTATTGATGCTTAGAGTGTCAGTATTTAAAACTGGCATTAAAAAACAATAATCATTAAAAGGCTTATTGTTATACATGTATATTTGATCTACACTACATAACCATAAATTATCTTTAAAATATAGAGAACTATTTCTTTCTCTACCTTTGTTATCATACCATCTTCTAAAAATATTGTGGTGCACATATACAATGTCACCTACTTTTATTTTAGTTTCAAAAGCTGATGGCGTAGAAACAATAATAGCTTTTTTACTAACAAACTTATGATTTTTAATACTAGTGTTAACAATGAGGGTTTTATCATTGATCTTCTTTGCATTATCATACCTTTTACTTAATGGCTTAACAATAAAATTATATAAGCTTCTCATTAGTACTTTAAATCGTACTCTACTGATATTGCCATATTTTTATTAAATTTTTTCCACGGCAAAACTTCATTAGACTTGGTTATAAATATATTATAAGACTCATCTTTTTCATCGTGTAGTATATTAGATATTACATGACCTCCATAAACTTCTTGACCACACGAATAGTGCATAGCTCCATCTTTATAATCGGAACCTATACTTATTTTTCTAATATTAGACATTTTCTTTATCGTTTACTCGTTTCCACTTACCAGTGAGTAAATCAATACTTATTGATCCGTACTTCTCTTCTAATACTTTTTTAGTATTATTTACAACCTCGTTTGTGTCTGCCAACTCGTGTAATAATGCGTGTTTTTTAGACTCTATATAACCTATTTCAGCTAATATACTATTTACCTTGTCTTGCTCTTTTTTTACCTGTGTGAATTCTTTTTCATCAAGTATTCCAGAATCTACCGTTACTTTACTCATTTAATTTTATTTAATTTTATTGTTGTTAGTATATAGCTACGCAATCTGTTCCAACTTTTAATTTAGTAGCTAATATAGGCGTTTTATCACCTACAACTGTTCCTGGTTGTACATTTTTAAATATAACGTCATTACCAGCTTCTGTTGTTATAGTAATAGATTGTGCTGATCCACCGTTATATATTACAACACCTCTTTTTTCTGTGTTTGCTATCGCGCCTGTTCCAGCAGTTAAAGCTACGGCATCATGACCAAACATTCTTGGTTGAGCCATCATATTTCCTTGTAAACCGTCCATTTTTATTTATTTATTTTTGTTATTTTTTCAGCACCACGACTTCCGAAGTATGCTACGTAAACTGTTACCAGCAATGTTTTTAATAAGTTTATCCATGCTTCATCAACTTCGAACTGTAAATGAAAAGAATCCACAGCCATCATAAACACAGCTGAACCAGTTAAAAATATCAAAGCTAAAGGTCTAGTGTTTTTACTTAACCAAGAGTCTGACTTCATATCAGATCTCCATCTACTAGAAACCTCTTTCATTTCAGCTATATCTTGTTCTATAAGCTTCATAGCTTGTTCTTTATCAACCGCCTTAATCTTACTATCACTTGATATAAGATTTTTTACTACACCAAGTGTTCCTTGGTTAGGTAGCACATCGCCTAATGCTTGTAAAACCTTAGGAGCTTTGCTAGATAAAAAAGCACCTATTTTAGTCTCTTTAAATGATTTTTTTTCAGACATTACTTATTTGTTAATTTTTTTGTTAATTCTTCTCTTTTGTCTTCTAGAATATTGATCAAAATTAATATTTTTTGTTTGTTCTTGAGTTAATCTATCAATCTTACCTTGTCCAGTTACAGAAGGATAGTTAACTTTAAACTTATTTGCAAAGCTGTTATCCCCTTTTAAACTTGTAATACCAGCACCAGCATTTAACTGCCCAGTGTTATAAATATTCTCATCTTTTTTCAAGTTATTTCTATTGAAAGAAGCTTTATCAATAAAATCTTTTTCTGATATTACTTCACCGTTTTTAGTATATTCAAAATCTCTACCTTGCAATGCTTTAGTTTTTATTCTACCAATATTTTTTAAGCCTGCTCCTTCTACTGCTTGTTTTCTACCTTTTGTAGATCTTCTAGCATCTCTTCTATTTGAATATATTTTAGCCTTACTACCACGTTCTATATTTCCTCCAGTAAAAGCGTTTGAGTTTCTTTCTATATCACTATCTATTTTACCTGACATATCTAAATCTACAACACCACTTAGCTTTTGAACCGGTCTTTTAATTAATCTTTTTTTGAAAAGGTTACCTGGTTTTGCTCCTTTTTTCTGCCCTCTGTTTGTAGATAATTGTCTATTAACGCTTAGATCTGAAAGTTTTTCATTAACTTTTAAATCATCTTTAAAACGAGTTTCACCTTCAATATCTTTTATTTGTATCTCTGGAGTCATAACATTAACAAAATCAGCTTTGGTTTTGCTAGCGTCTAATTTGCCACTATTATCAGCTGCCATATCAGTTTTTACCATACCTTTATTAGCGTCGAAAGTTGCAGTATTAAACTTCTTAACATTGATAGGTTCAAATTTACTTCTACCACCTATATTAAATCCAAAATTTTCTACAGCAAGATCATCACTTTCTTGTAGATAACGCTTATCAACATATTTAGTATCTTTGTTATTTTTATTTATTCTAGGTGTAAGAGTACTAACTTGATCTGGATTATCACTTGGAAACTCTAAAGCATCGTACTCTTTAACGCTCATGTCTTTTAATCCTTTATTACTTCCTGGTATACCTGAAATAAGTAATCCTTTTTCAAAATCTTTAGAAGTGTAATTCTGTTCTTTGTTGACTGGATTAACACCAGAACCAAAGCCATAACCCCCTCCCTCAGCTTCATTATCTCCTTTAAAAGAATCTAAAACTCTATTTACATTTTTTTGATTTGTTTCGTTTAAAGCTTTTTGACTTGCTTTTAAATAATCAGCTTTGTTACTATACATCTCACCATCAAGGCCTTTAAAAGTAAAATCTGGATTTGTTGCTTCTTGACCTATAGATGTTAAACTATTTTCATTATAGTCTTTAATATCCTTAAATAATTTTTTGGCTTCTGTAACTCCTGAAGGAGTTGCATTTGGAGCAGCTCCAGTTATAACTGAAACATTACCACCTGGGCCTCCTTCTTTTTTAGGAAATGGAGAAGTATTCCAACTTTTTTTCATAGATGGCCCAAAGTTTTCATTATGAGATATTTTATTAACATCTGATTCTCTGCCAGGCTCGTGTCTTGATCCCATTTTTTGGAAAGCTAGTGGAGTATCTCTTTCGTACATGTTCGGAGCGCTATCTAATTTGTTTGGATTTGGTCTCATATCTTTTTGTTCTTGTTTTTCACCGGCTTTATAAGCTTCTTTTTCCCAAGGCAAGTTTCTATCAGACTCTTGAAAGTTAGATCTATCATGCTCCTTAACTTTACCTGTACTTATTTTTTCATAAACTTTTTCACCATCATAGTCTAGTTTACCTTCCATCATATCTTTCAAATGGTGATCTTCATGAGACTCTGCTTCTTTTCTAAGCTTAGAATCTTTAGGAATATTTTTATTAATGATCATAGTGCCATTTTTATTAGCTTTAGCAACTAATCCTGATTCGTCTTGAATATTGTCTGGTTGAAAAGCTACTTCGTATCTAGCAACTGGATCTATTTTTATAGGTGAGTTTAGTTTAAATTTAGCCATAGTTTTATTTTAACATTTCCATCTTTTTCTAGCTGCTTTACCTCTTTCACCAGTCCATCCTTTTGATCTAGCGCAAAATGATTTTCTTCTTTTAGCTGCTTTGCTACCTGGTTTAACCTTACCTGTTACAGGTGCTGATAAAGTGCTTCCTGGGTTTTTAGCTTTGTATTTTTTTCTTCCAGCGGCTGTCATACCAGCTCCTTCTTTTACTGATAAAAAGTTTCTACCTTTACCTTTTGTTGTTTTACGAAGCGAAGGACCACTTGATCTTGCACAGCTACCTTTTGAACCTGGACTTGTGCCAGGAACTCTTTCATAACCTTTCCAACAAGATAAACCGCTTATCATAGTTTCCTACCTTTTTTATCTACTTTAACTTCTTTAACTATAACTCTAGTACTAGGTTTTTTATTTTTTAAAGCTTCTAATTGTTTGTTCAATTCTTCTAATTTACCATCGTTTTCAGTGCCATCTTTGATTAAAGTAGAAATAACATTTATTTCCTCAAACACAACATCGTCAACTTGCTCAAGCATATCAACTCTTTCTTTTAAGTCTATAATCATGTCTTTGTTCCATTTTTCTTTTAGCTCATATTCTAAACGAGACACTTCAACTGGTGGTAATGTTTTAGCTTCAGCTATGTCTTCTTGTAAAGTATAATACATTCCTACTATTGTAGCAGTAAACATTATTATCCCAATTACAGTTTTTATATCAATCTTAAACTCAGTGTTTTCAGATATTTTCATACTCCTCTGTAGCGTTAAATGATGGGCATGCTTTATTAGCAAACTCATTGTGTGAATAGATAATAGCCTCTGGATACATCGCCTTTAACGTTTTAAGGACGTGTAAGAGACTTTCTTTTTGGTCTTGTGTTCTAGTATCCTTCGGAGTCTTACCATCTGCTTCAACGCCTCCGCAATAGCATATACCTATACTATTTCTATTATGTGATTTGCAATGAGCTCCGATTCGGTCTAT